CTTTGTTGTTAGTGATACGCACTTTGGTCATGCTAATATACTCAACTTCAAACAGGCAGATGGTTCTCCTGTTAGAAACTTTTCTTCTGTTGAAGAAATGGATGAGCATATGGTTGAACGTTGGAACAGTGTTGTTTCTGACTCTGACATTGTGTATCATCTAGGTGATGTTTATTTTGGTAAAGGTCATCAGCATCTTTACAGATTGAAAGGGCGTAAGCGTCTTATTCTTGGCAACCATGATAATGCTAAGAACGAACACATACAGAATGTCTTTCAAAAGATTATGGTCTGGAGAATGTTTCCGGAATACAATGCTACTCTGTCGCATATTCCATTGCATGTTTCTAGTCTGTATAAAACAAAGTATAATGTTCATGGACATGTGCATCGTAATAGTTTGCCCGATGAAGCATATAAGAATGTTTCCGTTGAGGTAATTGATTACACACCTGTTCCATTACTGGATTGTCTCGATAGCTCAACTGAATAGAGCATCGGTCTACGAAACCGAAGGCTACAGGTTTGAATCCTGTTCGGGACTCCATTAATGCCGAGACCGCCTGAGTGGACGGGCACCCGACTGTAAATCGGACGCTTATAGCACGGTAGGTTCGAACCCTACTCTCGGCACCATTTTTGTTCGGGGATAGTTTAATTGGTAGAACGGCAGATTTTGGTTCTGTCTATCAGGGTTCGAGTCCTTGTCCCCGATCCAGTTTGCTGGGATAGTGTAGTGGTAGCACACGAGTTTGTGGAGCTTGTAGTTCAGGATCGATACCTGGTCCCAGTACCATTGAGGTTGTTATGAAAGTTTATTGGACAGCAGTAAATACATTCAATGTAAATGAGAGTGATAATCATTCGCTCCAGTTTTTGAATTATTACGAACCGATGAAAACTTCGGAACTGTTTAATAAATTACCTTCGAACGATCTAAAACCGTTGGACAATTTTAAGTATTGTCCTAGTATGAAAAGAAGAATTCATAATTCGTATGAGTTAAGATTTCCTATTGATTACACTTTAAAATTTACTGACGATGGCGATGTCTATTCTGATATGTATGATCAGAAATTTTTTGATGATGTTGTTAGAGTTAGAATGGCAAAAGAGAGATTGATCTCTCTTAATTTATACTATTGGTTTATTCCAGAACAAAGCGTAGAGATTCAGACGACTCCTACGTATCTCGGCGATACCGAGTTTGGTAAAACAACCATTGGTATGCCAGGACAGTTTAATATATATGAATGGATTAGAAACATAGAGTTTGCCTTTTTCGTGAGGAACGGATATAATGAGGTAACTTTAAAACGTGGAGATCCTTATCTTAATGTAAAGTTTATGACCGATGAAAATGTAGAACTGGTAAAGTTCTATCCATCAGAGAAAATTTTACATTTGATGCAACGAAATTTGTCTGCAAGAAATAATAAATATCCTTTGATTAGTCCTTTAGAATATTATTATGACTTGTTTAGAAAATCAAAACTTAGAAAACAGTTTATGGAAGAGGTTTTAGATAATCTCTTAGAATGAATATTCCCTGGTAGCTCAGTGGTAGAGCAGGTCGCTGTTAACGACTTGGCCGGAGGTTCGAATCCTTCTCAGGGAGCCATTTTTAGGATGTTGTATGTCTGCCTTCATACATGATTATTGCAAGGTCTATCCCAATCATTTGGGAGAAGATATTTGCGATGAATTGATTGCGATGTTTAAATGGAAACCAGATCTTCATATCAGATATGATGATGACGGTTTTCCGAATATGACGCAGATGAATTTTAGTCGTCATAAACTAATACATCCTACACTACATCAGCATCTAGTTGAACGTGCATTCGATGGTATCGAGAGATATCGTAAGGAAGTTCCGGAGACTAGGTTCTGGCCAAAGAATTTCGCATTCGAAGAGTTTAGAATCAAACATTATTCGGATGGCAGAGAGTATCCTAACAGACAGTCAATAGATCGGTTCGATGAACATATCGATTCGAATGATCTTATTTCTGGCAAACGGTTTATGATTTTCTTTTGGTATCTAAACAGACCAGAGAGTGGCGGAAATACCTGTATAACGAATATCAATCTGCATTACGAACCAGCAAAAGGTAAGCTGTTAATGTTCCCTCCTTTCTGGATGTATCCGCATGCAGGCGAGGCAGTATTAAGAGGCGATAAGTATTTACTAAGTTCGTATATGCATTACAGCGAGTGATTATGACAACTGTTCCAATTTATAATTCTGTTGGCCAAGTAGTAGACAAACTAGAGATTGATGATGACCTGCAGCATGTAAATGGAAGAGTGTCGAAAGGTAAAGAGTATTATTACAAAGGCGCTGGTGCTCCATATCATGGCCAGTTTTTGGATAGTAATCCAATCGTAAATACTTACGGTTATGATGTTGTAGATTTCTCTGACGTTTTTTATATGGGACCATACGCTCGTAAGTGGGCGTTCAATAATAAGAGTGGTATCTTTCAAGAGAAATATCAGCCACAGTTTACAGACTTCATTGGCTCTTGTGGCGTAAAAGAATTATCTATTATTGAAAACTCAGAAGAATTTGATTTGTCTTCTGTTAAAGTTATCAAAGCAGTAAATTACGATAAAGATAATCAGCAATACTATTTTGTTTTAAATTATAAATGTGATAGGATTAAATATCTAGAACTGGGCGAACCAAGCTGTTTGTATATGTTACTAGAGTATATGATCAAGAACGATTGGAACTTTATCTGGGACAAGACTTCTATAGAGGATATCTCATACAATGGCCTTGTATCGGATGTGGGCGACATTTTTAAATCCGGAAACCTTGGTAATAAACTTGGTACCGTTTATTCTGTTCTTTATAGTCTTGGTAAGTTATCTCCTGATAAATACGCAGAGTTTCTCCGAGAATGTAAACTTGACCATAACTCAGATATGTATTACATTGATAACTCTATATCTTTGTTACATCGGTTTGGGGTTGATGTGAGAGCTCTTAATGTTGGAGACCGCATAGCAAATTATAAAAATGCTGTCCTTAACTATCTCGTTACTGGTAGGAATTGCGGCGATTGTTGTTATATAGAACTTGGCGATAAAATTAGAGAGCAGTATCTTTTTCAGACAAAAAGACAGTTACTTGTTGACTAGTAGGATAAATAGGGTATAATAGAATTATAGATTGGGATGGACGCCAGAAATAGTCTCGTGTAGATCAAAGGTTAATCTGCTATCTTATGGAGATGAAGATGAAAAAGATTGTTGCTATTGCCGCTGTTTTAGGTATACTTACTACTCCTGCTAATGCCTGGTATCGTGGCGGATGGGGCTATGGCGGAGGATGGGGTTACGGTGGTGCTGCCATTGCTGGTTTTGCTCTTGGTGGTCTCATTGGTGGTCTAGCTTCTGGTCCGTATTATCGTGGCGCTCCGTATCCATATTACTCGACTGGTCCAGGCTATGCGTATGGTCCCTATCCGGGAGTTCGCTATCAGTATTACTCTGGTCCGTCAGGATACTACTATGGATATTAAGAAGCTCGCTCTCGCTCTTATTCTCTTCGCTACTCCTGCTTATGCAGGTCAAGAGATCGATGTATGTAATGGTTGCACTATCACATACAAGACAACTCGAGTTGTTAAGAAGGTCGTAAGACCTGCTCCTGTTGTAGTTGCTCCAGCACCAGTTGTGCAGGTTATTCCTCCACAATACGTTCCCAATGGAGTTGGCATTGTCAGTAATCAAGTTTACATGATGCCAGTTACGCCAACGGTAGTTGTTCAGCAAGTTCCTGTTCAACCAGTTTGCACTTCATATCCTGATCCATGGGATACGCTGGGATATATTTTTGGTGATCCTATTATGATCACCGTGTGTCAATAACGCTGGTATAGCTCAGACGGTAGAGCAGTTGCCTTGTAAGCATCAGGTCGAGGGTTCGATTCCTTCTGCCAGCACCATTCAGGAATAGTTTAATCGGTAAAACCACGGACTCTGACTCCGTTAATCTTGGTTCGAGTCCAGGTTCCTGATCCAATCGAGGATATATTATGAATCATAAATTGAGCGCAATAATCAAAATTATTTGTTTCTTTGGACTGATGATAGTCGCTGGTTTTATTCTTTCTGATATAAATATGTTATCTCAATGATACAAGAAACTCATAAACGTACAGTAGTAAGAATGATTAGTTATCGTTTAACCGCATGGGTGTTTACGATATTCTGGACTTTCGTTTTTACTGGTGACATTGGCAAGTCTACAGGATTTGCTACAATACTTCATCTTCTTCTTAGTATAGATTATTATATTCATGAAAGGATTTGGTTGAAAATTAAATGGGGTTTGCGGGTGTAACTCAGGGGTAGAGTCACAGTCTTCCAAACTGTTGGTCGCCAGTTCGATTCTGGTCGCCCGCTCCAAATTTTAGGATCAGTTCAGCAATAACTACTTTTCTTTGAACGAAAAATGCAAGTTGATCCTGTTTTATTGTGGATGGATACAGCAAACCACTCGGAGTCGTAAGGCTCCTCCGATGTAAGAACTTTGGTTCTTACTGTTCAGAGAGTTTCTCCACTACGGTGAGAGAAAATATTGCTAGTGAGAATCATTAGATAGGGAGAGTTGAAGGATATACTCGTACGAGTTAATCGGTCTCTCCAGAACAATAATAAAAATTCCTTCAACCATCCAGTTTAGTTTTAGGATATTTTCAGCAAACACTTCGGTCGAAGCATCTGTATTATTACAGAAGATAATAGGTTCAAATCCTATCGTGGTTAATAGCCATGGAGCTAAAAAATATATCCTGTTGTATAAAGTTTTGGGATCAGTTCAGCATTCAACTGTTGCTCACAAACAAGCCAAGTTGATCCCGTTAGTTCTAGGATAACTACAGCAAACCATCGCTGAATAAGCACTCGACTTGTAATCGAAGAAAGATGTTATCCTGTTATTTTTGCTTGACTTCTAAGCAAAGTGTAGTATAATAGTAATATAGAGTTTTAGGATAGTTTCCGCAATGTTTTGCTTTTACACAGCCGTGGTCGTGGGTTCGAGCCCCACCTTCCCTATGGGGGAGTAGCTCAGTCGGTAGAGCACGTAAAATCTATCCTGTTAATTTTAGATTGAGTTCAGCAATCCAATGAAAATCAAACTGATAATTTGACTCAAAGTTCAATCTGTAGAAAAGGAAAGTGAAATGTCTACTTTTGTTAATGCCGTGAAGAATCAGGAAGCACGTACTGAAAATGGTATGAAGGCTCTGAAGTCAACTGCGTCTCCGCTAGTTGATCTATACTTCAACATTGGTGCTTCTCGTGGTAAGGATATCATCCCTGCTTTCGTAGCTGCATATGTTACCAACAAGGAACTTGCAACTCGTATTGCTCTATGGGCACGTGATGCTCGTGGTGGATCTGGTGAACGTAAGATCTTCCGTGATATTTTCCAGTACCTATGCGACAACGATCCTGCACTTGCTGCTCGTATCGTGCATAAGGTTCCGGAACTTGGTCGTTGGGATGATCTCCTAACTGCAAAGGGCGATGTCCGTAAGGAAGCGTTCGAGTTTATCCGTGAAGGATTGTCTAACCAGAATACTGCTGGTCTAGTTGCTAAGTGGATGCCTCGTAAGGGTGAAGTGGCTGCAGAGCTACGTGCATTCCTTGGTATGACTCCAAAGCAGTATCGTAAGACTTTGGTTAATCTAACCAACGTTGTTGAAACTCAGATGTGCGCAAAGCAGTGGGAAGAGATCGACTACAACAAGGTTCCTTCTCTTGCTGCTTCTCGTTACAAGAAGGCATTCAACAAGCACTCTGTAAAGTTTGCTGAGTATGTTCAGAAGCTCGTAAAGGGCGAAGCTGGCGTAAAGGTGAACGCTGGTGCTGTGTATCCTTACGATGTTCTAAAGGGTCTATGTTCATATCGTTGGTCAAACGACTATGATGCCACTGAACTTGGACATCTTCAGGCTCAGTGGGATGCTCTTCCTAACTTCGTTGGGGATGCCCGTATCCTACCTTTGGTTGACGTTTCTGGTTCAATGACCACTCCTGCTGGTGGATACAACTCAAAGAGTGGTACTACTTGCATTGACGTTGCTGTGTCTCTTGGTCTGTATCTTGCAGACAAGAACACTGGAGCGTTCAAGGATACCTTCTTGACTTTCAGCGACAACCCACAGTTGCTGCACCTAAACGGTAATATCGTTCAGAAGTGCCAGCAGATGGTTCAGTCTAAGTGGGCTATGTCTACTGATCTGCACCGTGCTCTGGATAAGGTTCTTGATGTAGCTAAGAAGGGTAATGTGCCTCAGGAAGAAATGCCTGACATGCTGCTTATTCTATCAGACATGCAGTTCAACCAGTGCACTCGTTTCGACGATAGCGCATTACAGATGATTGCTCGTAAGTATCAGGATGCTGGTTATGATCTACCAAAGATCGTGTTCTGGAATCTAAATGCTGCGTATGGTAATCAGCCTGTGAAGTATGATACTTCTGGAGTTGCTCTTGTTTCTGGATTCTCGCCAGCACTGGTGAAGGGTTTGGCTAACGTAGAGACCTTTACTCCCGAATCGATTATGCTCGACACTATCATGAACGAGCGTTATGATTACTAATGTAGAGGGGGATCTTCCCCCTCTTCTCTTTGTTCATATACCTAAGACTGGTGGCATCGCTATCAGGTCTCAACTTAGAGAACAACCATGGTTAAGAACATGGCATATCGGTCACGATCCTTATCATGTTCTCAAACTTAATAATAACATTACTCCAGAAGTCTTCAAGTTCTCTGTCGTAAGAAATCCCTTCACAAGAGCGTATAGTTATTATCATCATTTTTTGCGATTCAATCAAATACAAATATCTTTTAAAAACTTTTTGTCCATGATTATGGTAGGAGAAGTTACCGAGAAAACTCCTCTTATGAAATACGATCAATCTTTTTATATCTTTGAAGAAGATATAACAGAGATGGATAAGATCTACAGATACGAAGAGCTCTGGGAGCTCGAGGTAGATCTAAACATTCGTATACCAAAAATAAACGTTGGCTCTTATTCAAAAGAAGAGTATAATAATGATTATGATTCGGAAAGCGTGGATATGGTTCGAAAGATCTACGCCCGAGACTTTCGTAATCTAGGATACTCAGATGAGTTCTCGTGATAAGAAATATATGGACTTTGTCCGTAGACTAGCTACTTCCAATAATATGAAGATGAAACTGGCAGCGTGTCTCGTTCTTCGTAACGAGATTATCTCTGTCGGTTTCAACTCAGATAAATCCCATCCTCTGCAGAAAAGGTTCGCAAAGAATATCGATGCGATCTTTAAACACGCAGAGGTGGATTGTATTATCAAAGCATTGAAAGTTGTCGAAGAAGATGATCTAAAAGATGCCACCCTATATGTCTACCGTGTTAAGAAACAAAACAAGGGAGACACTGGGTGGGTAAGTGGACTGGCCGAACCTTGTCCGGGGTGCCAGAAAGCGATCGAACACTTTGGTATTAAGAGAACAGTATTCTCTCTCGAAGAAGAAAACGCCTACGGCTCTATGTAGGTTGTGTAAAGATCTCTAATACTCTATTAACATATTCCGCACGATCCTTTACAAATAGTTGTGGCTGCTCGTTGTCCACTGCTATTAGTATTGCGATCTGCGGGATTTTTATTTTATAGATCCATTCGAACATCATCGAGTAACAAGTTGTCTGGAGGAAGTAGGATTCAATCCACTCCTCCTTTTTTGTTTTACGACTTGTTTTGAAATCAATCACAGAAGGTATACCATTAAACTCTGCAATAAGATCGCAGCGCCCAGCAGTTCTCATGGCAACAGAATATAAAGGCAACTCGATACCAAGAATGTTATCGACGTGTTTGTCTAAGAGCGATTGAATACCTTTAAAAGAATCAATTCCAGAAGGCATAGCACCCCGAAGATAATTCTCTTCATTGAGGACATAACGCTCTGCGATGGAATGTACGGCGGTTCCACGACGAGCAGCTTGGACAGTAATCTTTTGAGCTTCTTCGTGACCGACACGTTTCTTCCACTCCATTAGTGCAGTTTTGTCTAGGGCTGAATCTAATACAGTAGTTACCGAACGAAACTTTTGTCCATTCGGTAACACATAATATCTTTTACCGTCAATAGTCTCAGTAGTAATATCTACTTCTGGGACTATATTATGTTTGAATATCTTTCGCAAATCCGTTTTCCATTCTATATTTCGCATCCATTCTATTAGTTATATATATCTTATTTCCAGACGCTTCTTTAACGGTTGAGATCCACTGAACTGCTACGGGGCCAATACCTCTGGCCATCCAATATCTGGCACCACCAACCTTAGATCCCCATGCTTGTTGATACACTAATGTGACGACGTCTTTATATGTTTCGCCGAATGCATTGGTCCACTTATCAATCTTTCTCTCATAAACGAAAGACTGTATACCATTTAGTAACTGTGGTGGCGAACAAGCAAAGAAGTCTGACCTAGGATTGTTCTCATATTCTTTACCAATCTCGCAATAGTTGCCCCACCATATAGGATTCTTATCTTGGAATACAATCTTGTTTCTGTTTCCAAAGATCTTAGTAAAGATACTTTCTTTATCAACGATATTATCGTCTCGCCATTCAGCAATACCATAACCAAGTTTGTAACGTAGATACCAAGTGTCTTTCCATTTCATATCCTTGTCATAATCGACATATAAAATAGACTGACTGCTCTGATCCCAAGCAAACCAAGAATGCATATCTGGCATTGTAGCAGTTAGATTGGTGTCTGGTTCTCTACCGACATCGATGTAATGGAACTTAGCAATCTTATCTATTGGCGGCGCTGGCCAATAGTCCCATGCTTTGATAATGTCTTTTGCTTCTGTCATGATAGGTTCTCCAAGAACTGATCTGTCGCCGCTTCCCAAGAGAATTTAGCTGCACGAGCAACAGCGTCCTCTGGTTTTAGTGTTTTGGCGACCAATATACCTTCTTCAAAATCCCAATCCATCAACGCACCTGACTTTTCGTCTATGATATATTCGTTGACATCATTTCTAAATGCTGCTACAGGTAATCCGCATGCCATTCCTTCTAACACCACTAAACCAAAAGTGTCTGTTAGAGAAGGCCAAGCAAACACGTCATGCTTTGGTAGTTCTGCAGCAATTTGTTTAGCGTTCATCTTACCGAGAAAGATAGCTTCTGGATATTTAGATTTGTATTCTTCTAATTGTGGTCCATCGCCAATAAGAGTTTTGCTGATTGACGGATTATTGATAGAAAGAAATGCTTCTAAATTTTTCTCGGCTGATATTCTACCGCAATATACAGCCGAGATATGTTCGGACTTTGGCTTTGGGTAAATTGGATGGAACAGTTTTGTATCAACGCCACGTGACCAAATCTTTAGATGTTTGATACCCAATTCTTTACAGTAATCAACCATACTGGGGGTTGTAACCATAACAGCACTGCTGTCTCTATGGAACCAACGAAAATACTCACCGCTAACTCTTGGTGAAATACCAGTATGTATCTTAACGTATTCCGGATACTTAGTGTGAAAGGAAGTTGTAAAAGACTTCTTGTATTTTTTACAGCTATATCTAGCGGCAAGACCTATGGCTCCTTCTGTTGAGATGTGAATCTTGTCAGCATTCTTTACTTCTTCATCAGCAATACCCATGGGCAAAACTGGCATAAAAATGCCAGTAGATGGTTGTAGTGGTATCGTTAGTTTATAGAGACCAGGATGAATCACCTTCACTACGTGACCTCGTGATTCGAGATGCTTGATCGTTGTCTTCAGCGTAGTGACAACGCCATTGATCTGCGGATCCCAAGCATCAGTAAAAATAGTAATATTCATTATAGTTTCCTTATGATCTCAAATTTACCATTGTAATGTTCAACAATGGCAGTGCAGGATTCCACCCAGTCACCGCAGTTTACGTATTCAATACCATCAATAGTAGATATATTAACAGAATGTATATGACCGCAAATAACCCCATCGACGCATCTCCTTTTGGCTGCATCGGCAACTACCTTTTCGTAGTCTCCAATGAAGTTTACTGCTTCTTTGACATTAGATTTCGCCCAAGCAGATAGAGAGAAACCATTTATGTTAAGAGCATTATAAACCCATTGTAAATAACGGTTTATGTCAATCATTCGATCATACATCCAGCCGCCAATATATGCTAACCATCTTGCGTTTTTAGTGACAAGGTCGAACTGATCGCCATGTATGACTAGATATTTTTTATTATTTTCTCCATGATGTATTACTTCGTTAACCAGTTTAATATTACCCATCTCGGTTCCCGAATATTCACGAAGGAACTCATCATGGTTACCTATGACAAAAATAACTTCAACAGATTTCTTTGACTGTTTTAAAAAGAATTGCACGACTTCGTTATGTTCTTGTGGCCAGTAAACGTTTTTGCGCATCATCCAGCCATCAATGATATCACCAACAAGATAATATCTGTCGGCTTCTGTTTCTTTTAAAAATTCTAATAACAATTTTGCGTTAGAGTGACGGGTTCCAAGGTGCACATCAGATATAAAGATCGAACGATAACTTTTCTTTTTATCTTTTGACACAACTCCTCCTACGTTATAATTCTCATCTTGTCTTTAAGGATGATGTATTCTTTAACAAGAGCAGAACGAACAATATCTTTGGCTTCGAATTCTACTAGATCAAAAGATTTCATAGAGCGAACCACTCTCATGAAGTCGGTTAGACCGCTCTTCTCGTGTTCTCTTGTGAAGTCTGACTGTCTGAAGTCTCCGCAGAATACTACCTTACAGTTGTGACCAATACGAGTAATAACAGAATCCAACTCGTGAAGAGTAGCATTCTGCATCTCATCAACAACGACAATACAATCGTTGAGTGTAATGCCTCTGATAAAAGAAGTAGAGATAAACTCAACTACGTTTCTCTTCTTTAGATACTCGTATGCATCACCTCTACCGAACAACTCGGTACAGATGGCATAGTAAGGCGCTTCATAAACTTTAGTCTTTTCTCTGTCACTACCAGGAAGGAATCCCATATCTCTAGTAGGAACAACAGATCTTACAATAACAACTTTCTTATAGATACATTCTGGATCGCTGAGGATCTGTTTCAAAGAAAGGTATAATGCCATAAAGGATTTACCAGTACCAGCAATACCATGTAGCATTAGATTTTTATCGTCATCAAAAGAATCAAATGCTAATTTCTGATTCTCTGTAAGAGGATGAAAATGTTTTAGATTAAAATTTAATTTCTCTTGGTAATTTTCCTTTGGTTCTTTACCTTGTTGACGAAGAAGTCTTTTTTCTTTGCGAGTTAATCGACGTGTTCTTGTTTCTTCTTCCATTTTTCCTCTACTAGAATGTGTTAATAGTGCTCCTCGAAATACCTTTTTGGTTTCCCTTCTTCATATGTTTAAGCAGATCACGGAAACCCTGATCGGGTTTACCCATGCCTCTGCCAGAATGGATCATAGGAGCGCCATTTACGAGTTGTGTTACATTTGGATTCTCTTCAAGGTAAACTTCAAGTGCACTGATGCTCATGAAGTCCTCATATTCTTCGCCAGTCTCATTATTTAAAAACTTATATGTAGGCATTAGCAAATACTCATTGTTGAGTTATTACAAGTAACCGTATATGGGGTAGTTGGAGGCGATACATTTGGACCATACCAAACAGGTGGCAAATTTATTCTATTTGGATATGGATTTTCTGGAGCAGAACTTGGATTAGGCTTCCAATCTTTAATGATTTCCTTTTGCCAATCAGGACCAAGTCCAGGATATGATGGAGTAACCTTATTAAAGACTGTTGCTAGATGATCTCTAATAGCTTTCCACTGCATATCGTTTGGTGGTGTGCCACTGTTTAATTCTGCAAAACCTTGCAGCCAATAACAAAACTGTAAAGGATCCATTGATTTAGTTTCCTGAATAACTTGTAGCATCTAGAACAGGTTTCTTTACTGAAGTAGAGTCCTTATACTTAGTCTTCATGGGAGTGTTCTTTCCCATGGTTCCAGTAACCATAGGTGCTCCATTGATAAGAAGTTCGACATGAGGATGATCGGCTAACTTCTGTTCCATCTCAGAGATAGAAATTAGCTCTTCCCATTCTTCTTCAGTCTGCGTATTGCGTAGCTTATAGATAGGCATTAGTCAGTTTCCTGATTCCAAATAAACTGGTAATCATCACCAGATTCATAATCTTCCTCGACAAGAGAAGAAATATCTTTTGTCTTTAGCGCACGTTGTTCACGCTTTGCCTTGCGCTTGTTCTCACGTTCACGAGGATCATCATGATACTCGTCACGGTCTGAATAATCATTCTTCTTGAACTTCTTTAATGCTGACTTACTCATTCTGCGATTAATCCTGGTAGTGCTTCTTTAACATGTCCGATTGTAATGCCAGGGAATGGCATCTTCTTGTCCTTGATTGCGACTAGAAGTTTTGCATCGAGAGGATCTACACGTTCAAGCATTTCAATGAACATCATCTCTCGCTTATTCTGGTTGAGGTCTGGATAGAAACCTTCTACGAAGTAACGTAGCTTTTCTGCTTCTCTGTGGAGCACATGCTGCTGATCAACTACTTCGGTTGGCTTATATGGAGGCTCGCCTTCTGGGAGAAGGAACTTAATAGATGGGTCAAACGCAGCTTGAAGAATAATTCTTAGTGCGAATGTATCATTAGCTTTTAGATTGTCTACTTTTTCTTGTGTCTTTTTTAGTTTAGATACACGATGTAAAAATTCATACATGCCGAGAACAGCCATTATTTTCTCCTTAGAACTCACTCAAGTGGTCAGTTAGATTTTTTAGTTTGTTTGCGATAAAGTAATTTAGTAGTTTACTGCGATCACGTCCTTCTTGAGCATTGTATTGTTCCATAACTTTCTCACGAATAGTATCTGGGGTAAAACTGAGATCAATAAGGTTAGCATTACGAGAATAATTTCGGGCAAGAGTAGTATCCATTTCTTCTAGGTCTGTGCCCATAATCTTTTCTAGCTTCTTTGCTGTCAGGGGTCGCTGGCGATCACCCACAACAAAAACATTATCAGGAGAAAGAACATTAGGAATACCATCTCCTGCATCTCCCTTTAGAATATGTTCGTGTAGATATCGTTCTGGATCATCATGTTTAATCCACTTCTTACGGGTGGGGTCATACTGTTCTACGTTGGCATAAACATGCAACTGAATGAAGTCCTTGTCACCAGAAAGAATTAGAATCTTCTCGCCAGTATTTAGTTCTGTACCGAATTTAGAGACAAGAGTTGCGATAATATCGTCAGCCTCTGCGGACTCTACATCAAGAACTCGGTAGGGGAAATACTCTTTTAGCTCTGCACGAATCTTATTCATGCATTCGAAAATGCTCTTCCAATTAAGCTCAGAAGCCTCAATATTCTTTTTACGATTAGCTTTATAGTAAGGGAAGCGCTGCTTACGCCAGTAGTTGGTATTGTCGCAAGCGATAACCATCTCGCCATATTCGTCGCCGAACTTTACCTTATAAGAACGGAGAGAGTTTAAGATCATATGGCGAACCATATTTTCTTCTACTTGAGCATTGGTATGATTACCAAGCTGCATGAGTAGATTGGATAACATAACCTGATTCAAGTCAACAATAATCACAAATCACCTATTCGGTTTCAGTTTCTGTTTCTTCTGGTTCAGTTAGATCTAATTCTAGATAATCCACAATCTTATAAGAACCTTCTTCGGTTAATTTATCTTCGAAGATATTCTCGATGATTGTTTGGAACGGATGGTAGATACCATAATACTTACACATAACTGCTCTTAATGCTTCAACAATAAAAGCGCCATCCCTTACATCCTCGTCTTCATCGTCGGTCATTCCAAAACCTGCGATGTCTAACTGGTTGAAAAGGATTGGCGCCATATTAAGAATTGTCTCTTGAATGTGATAATGTTTCATCATCTCGAGATTGTTATGAATATGTTCTACAGTCTCCGCTGCCATAACAATCTTCTTGTTAGACTTTGGAAAAGATATAACGTTGTTCGAACTATCAGACAAATTATAATACCTTATCTTGACTAAAATGTCAACAGTATTTATTAATTAGTATAGACCATATGAGATCCAGACCCGTAGAACTCGAAGTCATAGATCCTACAATCTTTGTGTTTGGTAGAGATCGCTCCCTCAACCTTTGTTCTACTTTTTTCTGGAACGTAGAAGATAAAGAATCCTCCACCACCAGCACCGAGTAGCTTACCACCAAGAGCGCCTGCATCTATAGCTGTCTGATAGATCTCGTCGAAATAGTCCTGCGTAATTTCTTCACAGACACCCTTCTTATCAATCCAAGACTCGTGTAACAGTCTACCGAAGTCATCGATCTTTCCCTTGTGGATTAAGTTCAATGCTTCGAATGCTTTATCCTTTGATCGTTTAACCTTGTTGAACTTATCTGCATCTAGCATCGCCTTCTGTTGCTTCTGTAGAATGTTATTAGCATTTCTACTTCTGCCAGAATAAACAAGCATTAGATTCTTTTCAAGAGCCATTACATTAGGATTGGTTAGTCTAAGTTCTTCAACTTCTACTTCACCATTCTTACGGAAACGGAATAGATTAAACCCACCCCAAGCTGCAGCGTACTGATCCTGCTTACCAACAGGATAGCCACACCTTTCCATTTCTATCTGACATGCAATGTCGGCAACATATTTACGTGTGCTGTTATCGTATTTTGTGGTAGATAATGCTTTAACAAGACCCACTGTAAAAGCAGAAGAGCTACCAAGGCCAGAACCCTTAGTAACAATATCAGATATTGAAGCAACGGTCATCTCCTTTTTGATGTCATAATACTTCAAAGTCTCACGAGTGATTGCATGCTGCATCTGTTCGATATCATGTTGCTCTTCAACGTCATCATACATACAACGCACTCCCATATGTGGAACCTTATGAGCAAATACGTAAATGAATTTGTTGATGGTGACGGAGAGAGCAGCGCCGTCCTCCTGTTCATAGAAGGACGGCATATCACTTCCTCCACTAAAGAACGATACACGTAGCGGAGTCTTTGTTAGAATCATTTCATTATGCCTTGTAAGTAAACATTTCCTTTGGAAACTTTCTTGATTCCTCGTCGGGATAATGAGCAAGTAGCTTTTCTAGATTTGCTTGCCAACGAGTCTTAACATAATCGATATTGTAACGGCTGTCAACAAAGATTTTGTTAAAGCGAATCATCTTGTCGTGGTTCTTTGTTCTAACAAAATCAATAGCAGCGTTTAGATTACCAGCAAAGGCAGCTGCATGATTATTAATGTTAGTAAGATCACCCTGGAACATTACGTTTAACCCACCGGAAGATTCCGGTAGAGCGCCAAGATTAGGATGAACACAAACCAAACCAGCGGACATAGCTTCGAGCATGGCTCGGCAGGATGTCTCTGTCCAAATAGAGGGGTAAGCGAAGATATGAGACTTGTTAAGGTGCTCTTTGAGTTGTTCATTCGGAACGAATCCATGATATGTCATTTGTGGATGATTACGAATCTCGTCGTACAACGGTTCGAACTGCTTGTCAGCATCATCCCAACCATAAATCTTAAACGAAGAGAATACATCAAGGTGAATATCTGGATGCTTCTCTGCTAGCTCCTTGAATACATGAACAAGAATATCAAGACCACGTTGTGGAGTTGATGTGTATACTAAACGAATCTTGTCGTCTGGCTTATCAAAACAAGTTTCAGGAGCAGGAACAATACCTGATTCTAGAATTAGAGAATTCTGATCATAAGGTAGTCCATGCACTAACTGATAGCGTTGATACTGCCAGTTAGAAATAAAGATAAACTTATGAAACTTAGAACGCCAATTAGCGTCACGGAACTTAGCAGACTCTGGATCTTCTGGAAGATCATGACACCAGAATAAACGAATCTTGCTTTCGTCTAGATCACGAGGACGTGAACAGATAATCTGGAAATTCTCGAGCAAATCTTCTGGTAGAATCTCTGCCAACTTACGCTTGGCAATCTCTGTACCACCAAACGCCTTTTCGGAAATTTCGTTTTCTTCAAACCCCTTCATTATACTTCAATCCTATATCCAGATGCAACAGCATCATTATAAAACATTTCAACAGTTTCCTGAGAAAACTTTGTTAGATCTTTACCTTGTAGGTTTAACTTCTTGATCTGATCATGAAGCATGGTAATGATATCACAACCAGCAGCTTCTGCCATCTGCAGATGATAGATTTCTCTACAAGAAGCCCAAAGGAACTTAATCTTATCGAACTCTGCTGGCTTGTTGTTTGATTCACCAATACACTGCTTAGTCCAAGTAATAGGATTGCGTAGAGTATCAGCAACACGGCCAGAGAAAATAGAGATAATAACGGGAACATCTGGGTTAGTAATGTTCTCTATAATATTGTGAGTTTGGTTAGGAGTAAAGACCGCAGTAACGTTTACCTTTACGCCTTCTTCGTTAAGCAATCTAATTAAACCATAATTTGGTTCGCCCTTTGTATTCATAACTGGAATCTTTACGAACACATCGTAGTTACATTCTGCTCCCCACGAAGCAATCTTTTTTGCCTGTAGATACATATTATTTGTATCGTCAGCGAATACTTCAAGAGAGATATTAGTTCCTGGGCGCTTTTCAGCAAGAGAACGAATTGTATTCTTTGCGAATAATTCATAGTCTGTAATACCAGCTTGCTTCATTAGTGTTGGGTTAGTAGTAAATCCTGTAACTCTTGGATTCTCAGCAGCCTTCATAATACCATCAAAGTCTGCACCGTCTGCATAAATCTCAATCATTGTCCACCTACATTTTGTTGAATAATTGTTACTGCTTCAAGAAGGTTTTTGGCATAGAAATCTGGAGTAATATGCAAATATTCTTGAGGCGCATTGTATATATCACCAAGGTATATAGTCTTGACGCCAGCACGATTTCCTGCAACAACGTCACGCCATGTATCACCAATCATCCAGCTACGTTCCTTACTTACCATCCATTCTTTGATGATCTTATTCAACATACCAGGATTAGGTTTATACTCTTCAGTACCACGTGTTCTTGCTGCCTGAATTGTATCAACCTTTAAGTCGTTCTTTAAACAATCATGAATGACATTCATAGTTTCTTCGGTTGTGTATCCATCATCAACGTCTGGCTGATTGGTCACAACGTGTAGAGAAAATCCAAGAGATCTCAATCCCTTAATTGCTTCCTCTACACCATTGATGTAATTGAACTCAGAGAAATACCAAGGACAAACGTGCTTTGGATTATCTCTACCATGGACTAGCTCGTTGAGCGTGCCATCACGATCAAGGAATACTGCTTTTACCATTTGGTTTTGTTCTTCTGTAGGACAGGATTAGAAACTAAGCAATGCCAGACTACGCCCTGGAATGCTTCGGAGTGAGGAGTAACTCTATCAGGAGATAGTTGCGGGACAACTACAACAATGTCACCATTCTTAGCAGCATAACCATCTTTCTTACCAACAATACCGAATACCTTCGCACCGTATTCTTTTGCTAGATCAATGGCATTAACTAGACCAACTGATACATTCTTCTCTTTATTACCACCGCCTACTGATAAGACGAACAGCGCATCACGTGAAGAAAAATTGCTGACTTTGAGGTATTCTGTAAAGATGGTGTCGAAGCCCTCATCGTTAGTCCTTGCGGTAAGTTCCGACACGTTGTCTGTTGGAGAGTATGATTCGATTCCGCATAGTTTACGTAGATCATTAACCATATGGGAAGCGTTGCCAGCGCTACCACCAACGCCAAGAACAAACACACGACCAGCATGCGCACCGACATCTGCAACAGCTTTAGCCAGCTTATCAATTTTGTTCTTATCGATTGCATTTGCGATGTCTACTACTTCGTTAAAATATTGATCACTAAATGTCATTATGCCTCACTTATAAATTCTAAACGCCACGCTTTCTGCATGAGCTCTACCGAGCACTTCATACTTATACTTAGTCTTTTCTAAGAATTCATTCCATGCTTTCCATTCATGATGCTGATAATTATTATATATGATAAATTCGTCAAAGACAATAACAGAACCATCTTGGAACTTCTTTTCGAACTTATCAAGAACATATTTTGCAGAAGAATAGATATCGCAATCAACATGCATGAATGCAACTTTTTCTTCTTTGTGTTGTTTGATAAATCCTGGAACAGTTTTCTTGAATAGACCTTCTACGATTACTACATTCTCTGGTAGGTCTGATGGTTTCTCACAAGAAAAATGCCCAGCGTTGTAACCGTTAGTCCAATCTTCTGGCAAACCTTGGAACCAATCAAATCCATACACAGTTCTGTCTGGTAATGTTGATGCAATTCTTTTGATAGTTCCGCCTGTAGCTACACCAAACTCTAGAACCAAACCATCAAGGTTCTGAGCTTGTTGTGCGAAATATTCAAGATGGATTATTGGAGCGTTTAGACAACTCTCTAGCATATACTTTGCCTCTTAAATTTGATGAAGAATAATAGTGTTTGCGATCAATATATACGACTTCAATCTCTCGCTGTCTGCAGACATCAGCGGCATATACGAATTGTCCCTTATATTCTTCGCCAAGGAATCTCTTTTTAACGTCCAGGATACTTAGCATATTTGCTAAATCCTCTTCTGTGTCGTAGGGAATGATCTGGTCTACGAACCGACAAGCAGATAACTGCGCATATCTTTCAAAAAGAGATTGAACTGGCTTGTTCTTTGTATCTGGACGGTCGATCGTTGGGTCAGACTGCAACCCAACGATTAGATGATCACACTGCGCTCGACATACCTCGAGCATTGTAACATGGCCAGCATGCATCAGATCAAACGTTCCGAATGTAATACCATTATTAGGACGCCACTTTTCTGCATGGTTATAACAAGGTTCTGCCATAGGATAAGTTGAACGAACGTTAAGCATTAATCCCTCACAACATAATAATTGTTATCACCATCCCACTGCTTCATCTGCTCTGAACCAAGTGGAATCTTTGTCATGTTCTTATCTTTGAAGAAGTTAGTAAAATATTCGTCATTTACCTTCTGTCCAAAGATTTCAGACTGTGCCATGATTAGCCAGTTCTTTGACTGGTCGATCTTTGGCATTAGCTGCGCACGATATTCGAGTGGCGTTTCTGATAGAGACCAAGTAGCAATTACAAGATCAGCATGAGAGACGTTGTCGTCTTCGAAAGACCACTTTGGAGTAATGCCCTGCTTACCAAGATAGAATTCCTGAATTGGCTGAGTCTCTGGAATATCAACGATAGTATATTCGCCCTCGAAACCAAGGTCGTGGATTAGTGAACACATGTCACCATAGCCAGCACCAATTTCAACAATTGACTTGATAGAACGTAGCTTCTCCTTACCGAACCCAGTAATCATAAGATGACCAAGGTTCTGGATACGCTGCGTTGATGTATCAAAATCATTAGTTGGGCGAAGTGCTTCTGCCATACCTTCTGGAATACCAATCCAGTTTTCTAGCAGAGCATTATAGATTTCTTCGTCACGATAAGCATGATAGAATGCTTCGCCAAAGAAACGAGATGTTCTGTACTGTGTTACAAGAGGAACGTTGTGGATACTAGCCCACAAACGAAAACGATTGAGCGGGAGTGTAGCACAATCATGCTTGAACACTTCCCGCATCGTTGGCCAATAATCTGACCCGTTTACCGCTTTAGCTTCACGCTGCTTCACAGACCATTCTGAATTCGGATCAAAGTCCGACCAAATAATATTCATTACCAAACTCCAATTATGTTATGCTTGTCTTTCTAGATATGTAGTATTTGATCTAGTAGGTAGGAAATAGTCATCAACAAGTTGAGCAACTACGTTTTTATCAAAAGGCTTGCACGAAAAGACGTCTAGGTACATATCACCTGAATCGTCGCAGAAATGTGCACAAATGTTACTTGTTTCGATTAGCTGGACAAGAGTATATCCAGACTTATTACCGTCGCCAAAGTGAACGATCTGTGGTTCGCCATAAGCAACCATGTCAATCTTCTCAACTAGATCGGTAACGAATTCGTAAATTGTTGCTGGACTTGTTACTGCTGCTCTATCGCAATCGCCCGCATTGATGATTAGGTGATAACCCCAGTAGGTCTTTTCGTTCATTCTTGACTCCTAAAAATATTGATATGGATCTAAAACTTGAACATATTCAATAGAGTCGATACGGAATGAACGCCATCCACCCTTCATCACGTCCCATACAGCAAGAACTTCTTTGTTCTCGTCATGGAATTTCTTTACGTCTTTTTCTTCTTCGACATATGTCGGAGGAAGTAGACCTGGCATGAGAGTGCAACGCATCTCTCGCTTTTCGCCATTAACCTTTGTGAAATAAACTGCAACAACATTCTTGCGTAGGTCTTCTAGCAGAGTGTCACGATCGTAGGTAGCCATAATTTATGCTCCGTGGTAATTATTTTCCAATAGAACCTTGCGAGTGTCTGAAGTTTCTTCAACAAGATGCTGCTTTAGCTGCTCATATCCGCCGATGTTAAAACCATCAACGACTACGACAGGAAAAGTCTTAGCTTCTGGAAACTTTGATAGTAGAATCTCACGAGTAAAGTCTTCGTCTAACTTATACTCAATGAAATCTTTACCGTGTGTGCGTAGGATTTGCTTTGCTTGATCGCAATGCACACAATTAGTCTTTGAATAAATCTCAATGGCCATTAAAGTAATCCTCCCAATACAAATTGACATCAGCAGGGTTATACGGATTATAGCCCAGCAAAATCATGTCCGTCTCAACCATAAATTCTAGATCACTGCTCATATTCATGACAACCTCCAAGTTAGATCAGAACATTATAACTTATTTTTTAGTGGAAAGCAATATTTATTTTAGCGAGAGCTCTTGATCTTGGACGCCCTTATCATAGGCATTCATCTTATCCAGATATCCTCTGTTACGTAGCTCTTTGAATACTAGGTTCTCTCTGGAATATTCACCATACTGCTGGATGCCAGCGGCTCGCATGTTCTTTAGTTTTGTTTTCAAAACATTGACTGCACCCTCGCCCATCTTATTTTTGATTAGATGGTCAATGGCGTGCATATAGTGCTTAACCTTCTGTTTAAGAAGGTGATCGTTCTGATAATCGTAGTCGCACTTACCAGGTTTCTTTAACCATTCATCGTTTTTAAGAGAATAGACGCCCTGATCTTTCGGATATTTAATACTATTATCTTGAGCGTAAGGTTCTAGCGGATATCCATATACATTAACATCGTGAGATAGAGTCCAGAGAGATTTTTTATCCTGGAGATATTCCTCTACGAATTTTGGATCGCTAAACAATTTAGAACGGTCGACGATAAGATGAACATCAATATCAGATTTAGAAGTGTAATTGAAGTTAGTGTTACCACCTGTCATTACGATATCTTCAATCATACTCTTGGGAATCTTAGCAAAGTCAGCCCAAGTCTCGCCGAATTTTATAAGAGCCTTACGAACTTCTGGCTTTATTTTATCGCCATCCCAGAGCTTCTCATTAAGCTCTTCGTGACATTTTAGAGTTATTTTTAACTCGGCAATAAATTCTGAGAAGTTCTGCATATTGATTCCTTTTTGGATTATTTATAAGAACCAATACTTCCACAACCCAACTGCATATATACCAGTAACTATAATTTGGATTGTGATTAGAGACAATTTTCTCCAGTGCCAACCTATCACAAACCACAATAGATTACCAGCAGCACTTACGTATATATTAGCTGGATAGATATTCCATGAAGTCAGAGCAACACCTACGATTAGAACAACAGTTGCTACCCACTCAATAAAAATCCACAATTTCGTCTGCGATTCCATATTTCACTGCTTCCTTTGGAGTTAACCAAACATCTTCTGGTGGTAGTAGATACTTCTTAATAGTTGCTTCGGTTTGACCAGTGCACTTCTTATAATGATCTACAATGCGCTGACTGGTATTATTAAATTCTTTGACTGATGCCATCAATTCATGTTCTTTACCCATAGATCCCCATGAGAACTGGTGGGATAGAATTGCGGTATTTCTAGTAATGTAACGATGTCCTTTTGCTCCCGCCATAAACGTAAGTAGACCACAAGAAGCAATTTCACCAAGTCCATATGTATATACCGGAATCTTTGAACCCTTCATCGTATCGATGAGAGAAAAGGCTGAGGGAACTTCGCCGCCAGGAGAGTTAATAATAAATTTCATAAACTTCGGGCGGTCTTTTTTCATTAGGTTACGGGCAAGAATAAACTTTAATGCTTCGCCCGTAGAACTTGCGTCGAATGTTGAGTTGAATAGATAATAGTGGTGGTCTTCGATATTCGGAATGTCTATTGTTTTGTCTTCTTTTTCTAAATTCAAAATAGCCTCCAAGAAAAAAGGGTGGCACGGACATTGCCACCCTCGTTGTTATTTTTGAATATGCATATGATTATAGTGACCTGGAACTCTCCAGAGCACTGTGTAACCTTCTGATCTTAACTGAGCAGCAAGGTGATCAAAATTGTGTGCATACGCTGAGTGAGCCTCGAAAACGCCACGACCAACATTTACGTCGATCGCACGCCCTGCGTAGTGTGCCCAACCATGATGAACATGGTGCACTCCACCGAATGATGGATGCTCAGACACACGGAGACCCTGATGCTGAAGCTGATGACCAAGAGCTACGATCGAACCTGAGTATCCATCGTCCGCACGCTCAAAGCCATAAGTTGCTTCTCTACGCTCGCTGTAAATGCGAGCCTGTCGTTTGTTTTTAAAACGTAGCTGAGGAGTAACGTCTCCCCAACCATCGAAGATCGATCCAATCGGATCTGGTTCTTCGAGATTTGCTGAATACTGACTATGTTTGCCAGGATGAACTTTTGCTTCTGCCACACTTGCATACGCAAGCACAGCAGCTGCTGTCATCGCAGCTAGAATAATCTTCTTCATTTGGGATTTACCTTTCTGTTATGTGCAACCGACCCTTAACACGGATGGTAATTTAGATGTGCGGTTCCTCGGAAACCAAGGGCACGAGCCACGTTTTGATTGACGTCAATTGTTCTTCCTCTGACGAATGGCCCTCTATCGGTTACAACGGCTTCTACTTGCCTACCATTCGACGGGTTGTGGATACAAACCGTTGTTCCAAATGGTAAGGTTCTATGCGCCACCCCATAGTGATGACGCATACCGGATGCTGTCCGTCCGCT